TGAGGATTTGTAATGCCATTAAAAATATACAGTGACTACGAAGACAGCAACGTAGCTGTGGATGAAGTCAATCGTTTATACAGAACATGCGACACAACATCAGCAAGGAATTTAAAAGAGTACAAAGGAGCAAAAGTTTACTACTGCGTTCAGATTGCACAGAAGATACAAGATTTAAATTCTTTGGGGTATGAGGAGGCAAGATAAATGCTAACCGAACTAGAAAGGCTGGAACGAAATTTCTGGATGGGAAGAAAGCTTTTATGTGGATAAAGAGAATCCGCGTATCGAAATAGAAATCGAGGAAAGGGATAGGCAAAAATAAAAGAAGCCAAAACATTGGCAGATGAATTGGCTTCAATAAAACTTGAAATTAAGACTTCAAGTTAACTTTAATTTTTTGTCCGCAGGTATATTTTCTAGAAGTAGTTTTAACCTTGATTTTTCTACCGCAATTAGGGCAATGAATTTCAGTTCCACCGTTGCTATTTATTGCCTTAGTAGCAAGAGTTTTAGAACAATATATGGTGATAAAGGAGACAAAAATGTGGAATAAAATTGACAAGTTATTAAAAGAAAAAAATATGACGCAATATGAATTATCAAAACGCATGAATGTTACATCAGGAACAATTAGCGATTTGAAATTAGGACGAATAAAGAAGCCATCTTTCCAATTAGCCTGCAAGATAGCAGATGCATTAGAGGTTTCGTTAGATGAACTGAGAGGAGTGGACTAAAATGCTAACCGCTAAAGAAACGGAATTAGAACAGCTAGAACGCCTCGCTTATTTGAAAGACGAGGGCCCTAAATACCATGATGAATGGGAAAGATTAAGAGATAAATTATGGACAAACAAAGAAACGGATAAATATAAAAGAAAGAAAAAAGCCGTATGGATATTCTTTCCAAATGGCGAACGTCAAACATTTAAGTCTGTAAATGAAGTAAGAAACGTATTAGGAATTAGCGATCACACAATAAATGAATATATCGATACAGATATACCGATAAAGCAAAGAAAATTTAAAGGTTGTTATATTTATAGCTTAGAAGAGGAGTGACGATGTGTCGTTAGATTTTCAGACAATAAACGATATTGTAGGCGTGGATGACAGTTTTAAAATGCCTACTGTTTTAATGGATATTATGTTCGATAAAGAACGAAGAGAGGCTATGTTTAGAGAATTCCTTGAATATGAGACCGATATGTCATTCGACTGGTTCCATATCTACTATCAGGAAGAATATGCCGAGCGGAAAAGCAAGAAACAAGATTTTACACCTAATAGTATAGGAAAGTTGCTAGCAGAACTGACCGAAAAACCAAAGTTAACGCACGAAATGGTTCACGAAACAGCTTGTGGAACGGGTGGAATTATTATACAGAAATGGCAGCATCAAAGAATGAATTGTTTGCCTTTTGAATATCAACCATGCAATTTCTTTTTTCAATGTGAAGAATTATCTGACCGTTCTATACCTTTTCTTCTATTTAATTTACTAATACGTGGTATGAATGCCACTGTTTTACATGGTGATGGGCTAGAACAAAAAGTTAAACAAATTTATTTTGTTCAAAACGATGAAAATGACTTTATGAAATTTAGCGATTTAAATGTACTACCTCACAGTGAAATATGCGAAAAAGAATTTTGCGTGAAAGAGTGGTTAGAAGACGAAATCAGCCATGTGGAAAGTCCAAATATGTTTGAGGAAGTGAGTTGAATGCCGAAAAAGAAGAAAAATCTGTTTGCAGATTATTTTGTGAGTTGGTTTGAAACATACAAAAAAGATAGTTTACGTAAGGTCACAAAAGATAAATACGAAATAATGCGTAAACAAATTGCTGACTCTGAGTTAGGAAATACACCAATCGATAAAGTGACAAGGAAAGTCGCGCAAAAATATATTGATGATTACGGAAAAACGCATCGGAAAAAAACCGCCTACGATAATCGAGCTCGTTTAAAAGCGTGTATGGCAGATGCTGTGATTGACGGATACGCTAAAAGTAATCCATTCCAACGTGTGGAAGTCAAATATATGGATCAAACATTTACAACACAACAATTGATGGATTTAAGGGATAAGAAAAAGACTTTAACAATGTCAGAATATAACCAATTTAAAATATTTTTGGAATTTACTATAAAAGGCTTTTTAAAAAAAGAACCTACTATTTCTTGGAATCAAAAAAAGAGAGTAGGAGTTTGTAAACAAATTCAACTCGTAATAATTTACGTAGCATTAAAAACAGGCATGCGATACAGCGAAATTTTAGGATTGACTTGGAAGGATATAAATTTCGACAACAAAGAAATTAATGTTAACAAAACTTGGGGTTATAAAAATAACTACGGGATAGACTTTGAAATGACGAAAAATTTAGGAAGCATTCGAAAAGTCCCGGTAGATGAAAAATCGTTAGAGTTTATTGTTTCATTTAAAGAGTGGCAAAAAGACAAAAAAGTAGAAACAGAGAAAAATACATTATTTATCGAAAAGGGAAAAAGACATTTTAATTCGACAATAAATCGAGATTTAGAAACTTTATTAAAATCTTGCCATATTGAACCTATAACAATACACAAACTAAGACATACACACGCAAGCATATTGTTGGCACAAGGTATTGACGCAAATGTAGTAGCTAAACGATTGGGTCATAGCGATACATCCATGATTCAACGCGTTTATGGTCATGTGATAGAAGAACGAGAAGAAGAAGATAACGAACGAATTATGCAACTACTGTAAAGGATTATTAAAAGGAGGATGAATGATGGATAAGCAGGAATGTTTGGAAATTTTGAACCAAAAAATAGATGAAGCACAAGAAGAAACCGATAGATCTCCTGAAGGTAGCTCATATGGAACGCTTATGTCGGGAAGGAAACAAGCTTTTTCAGATGTACGAGGGTTGCTCAAGACACTTGACGAACCCAAAAAGCCAGAGATACCAAAGTTTGTGGCGGATTGGATAAGAGGGTTTCGCATATTAGATGTTACAGATCTAGATATCATTGGGCTTTACTTTAGCAAAGAAATTGAAAAGAAATGTGAACAATGGATTACGGATAATTTTAACGATTTTATAAAAGCTCTAGCAAATGGATATACGGAAAAAGCACCTGTGTGGATAGTTAAAGCGCCTTATGACCGATACTTCGGAGGCTTTTTGGAAAAAGGTCAGCATGCGGAAATTAATTTCAGTCATATAAATAAAGATAACGCACAAAAATTTGAAGACAAAAACAAAGCCGAAGCTGTTGCAATATTAGTTGATGGAGAAGTTGAGGAATGGAGTGAAAAAGATGAACAATAATAGTTTAGAAAATGAAATATTGAATCTTCCGAAAGGCACTTTTATTAATATCAATGGTGTGTCTTATGTTAAATACGACAACGTTTTAGATGTTGTAAACAATGCTTATGAGCTAAAAAATCCGAAAATACCACCTAAACTAGCTGAAAGAATAGAAGAGCTCAGAGAAATTGGATGGGATGATGAGTACATTATCTATGATATCTATACAGATAAAGAAACGGGGATGATGGATAGCAACGTAGTGAGATGGATGAATGATAATAAAGGACTGTTTACAAAGGCATTAGCCAATGGCTACACCATCGAAAAAGAACCTGCGTGGGTGGTTAAATATGATGATATGTACTTGATGTCACTTGCCGTTTTATACGATGGTGATAGAGTTAACAGTTACTTCCGTGTATTGGGCGAGAACTTTGATGAACCCAGAGTATTTAGAAACAAAGAGGAAGCAGAAGCTGCTAGGATTTTAGCCGCGAGAGGCACAGTCAAGGAATGGAGTGAGTGATATGAGAGTATTTATTGTTAGTATCATTGTTGATTTAGATAGTGAAGAAAGAAGAATCATGTCTGTTCATGCTTCGGAATATGAGGCTATGGCCGAAGCTTACGGATACAAATATGGCACTTACTCTGAATGGTATATAGACGAGGATGAACTAATATAGATGACATTGATTTTATCTTATCTAAAAAATTTACGACATGGACTTAGAAGAATTAAAGAAAGGCAGGCATTGAAATGAAGCTAAGAGAAATCATGAATCAAAACTTTGATGTTAGAAACTATATGAGCGTGGGTATTGATGAAGAAACAAAAGAGGAAATAGAAAGAAGCTTAGTGGTAGATATAGACGACATCAATTATATTTTAGCGAGTGCAAAGATTTATATTGATGGGGAAGCGCTGGACATGAATTTAGAAGAGCTGAAGAAAGGCAGGCGCTGAAATGAAAGCACGAAAGAAACCGGTAGAAGTCGAAGCAAGGCAACTAACAAAGGAAAATTTAACTGAAGTTAGAAAATGGTGTGGTGGAACTTTTGCAATTGAGGATGTTACAGATGAGGTGTCTCAGGAGTACCTAACTATAAAAACGATCGAAGGAATAATGGCAGCTGATTTTGGCGACTACATCATCAAAGGCGTTAACGGAGAATTTTATCCATGCAAACCAGATATATTTCATAAGACGTACGACATTGTGGAAGAGGTGGAAGAATGAGTGATAGAGAAAAAATAAAGAGATTGAGAATTATAGTGGAACAATTAGCCTTTAACCATAATTTAGATTTTAAAATGCTTCATGCAAGTATAATTGCTCTGTTAGATATGATAGATGATTTTTTGAAAGAAGAAGAATTAACGGAAGAACAGCAAGAAATATATGAATCTTTAATAGAATTATATGATTACAATTCACGAAACTACTTAAAAGATGATGACATTATAATTGGAACGATAGATGCAATGATTACTAACTATGAAATTATTGACAAGGATTTCATCCCAGCATTAAAGAAATTTTTGGAAGAGGTGGAAGAATGACTGACTATCAAAAGGAATTACTTGAAAGGCTGTTTTTATACGGTGCGCTTAGTAACGATAATGCTTACTACGCTATAGAAGGTTTCGTTAACGTCATAGAAGCATATGGGGAAGAGAAAGCTAAAGAAAACAAGAATTTCATTCCAGTAGTAGAAGCGTTTTTGAAAGTGGTGGAAGAATGAACAACTTATCATGGGTGTTACTTGTTATCATCGCCTTTCTAATTGCGTATATTTTTATAGAGCGAGAAGAAACGAAACACTACAAAAAGGCTTTTAAAGAAGAGAGAGAACGTAGTGTAAAAAGTTTTGACCAAAATATCTATTTACAAGGGAAAGTCAACGAATACAGTCATTTGAACAGCAATGGTCCACTTTCCAACAACAACGTGAACCATCCAAGCCATTACCAGGGCGATATCGAAACAATTGATTATATCAAAGATAAACTAACTGATGAGGAATTTAGAGGTTTTGTTAAGGGCAACGTATTAAAATATGTTAGTCGTGAAGGACTAAAGAATGGTGACGAGGATTTGAAGAAATCTGATTGGTATTTAAATGAGTTAATTGAGGTGTTGGAATCAAGTTAACCAAAGAAGCACAAGAGGCATTAGATACAGCTAAAATTGATATAAAAATGAATGAGATTGTAAATCGCGTGGTAAAAGAAAAGGCAGACAAAGAAGTAAAGGAGCGTATAGAAAATGAACGAAAACGATAGAGAATTTTTTGAATCTTTAAATCAATATATGGACACCGGAGGAAGCGATGAACTAATACAAGCACTTAGTACATTATCTAAAGTATCCTACTATCTTTACACGGAAAACATCAATAATGGTTTTAATAAAGATCAGTCAATGGAAATTGTTTTAGAGTATGTCAGGGGTGCGATGACGAATTAAAAAAACGTTCAGCCCCACAGCTAAACGTTCGTCCCTTTCACTATTATACCATAAAGGAGCGGTTATGTGGGGCTTTTACGGGACGTTGATTTTAACCAAACAAGAAAAAATGCAGTAGATACATTAAAAAATTATAGACGCTTGCAGCGGATCACAGGCAAATCGAAAATAGATATTAAATCACCTATCATTACAGATATGCCTAAGAGTCCATCGCATGGGAATAAAACAGAAGAAGCGCTTATACAGCATGTGGATGCTGAGGGTGAATTGAATGCTATTGTTGCCGGTTTAATGTCACTCAGCTTAACATCAAGAGCGGTTCTCTACTACTCCTTTTGTGATAAGGAGCGGTGGACGAATGACTTAATAGGCATGGAGATTGGATACTCTGAGCGACAAGTAAGGCGCGTGAAAGATGATGCGCTGGTAGAGTTTGCTGAAGCATATAAAAAAGGTAGTTTAATTGCTTATAAGTAATGTCCGGATTTTGTCCGCTTTTTGTCCGGAAAATGTCCGACATAAATTGGATTTAGGTGATATATTATTAGTATCGAAAATTGCATAAAGGATCGAATGAAGAAGTCCCAGTAAACGATCTGTATGCAATATCGATACAGTGTTTTGGCTACTTTTGTTGCTGCGGAAACAGTAAACAAAGACATCTATGCAATGGGTAAATACGGCGTTCACGGCATAGCGTGAGCGCTATTTTTATGGAGATATACTTATGATTTTTTACTATTACATAAAATTAAATCGTGTGCCTATACGTAGCAAAATAGTTCGTCAGTCGACACTTTATCCCAGTTATGCACTATTGGAGTGCTTTAACGAATTACCTAATCAATTGATTGATGACTACAAAGCTGTATATATTGGGCGAGGATACATAAAAGATCAGCATATACAAGATAATTTCAGAAAGGTGGTGGAAAGGCTTTGAATATTCATGACCTAGAAATTGTAAAACGAATAGATAGGACAAAAGATCCAATAAAAAAGAGAATATATGCTGCTAAAGAGTTATGGAGAATTTATGCTATTGCAGGGGAAATTACAATTGATTGGGATTTAGCAGAAGAGGCGTTGGCTGTCATCATAAGCGAGAACACAAATAAATATCAGAAAATGGGAGCTAGAATTTTACTGGACGGCTACTTTGGACCAAAAGAAGTTAATAACATGATTGAGGAAGTAGCCGTAGTTACTGAAAGAAATGATCCTTTGGTTGTCAGGTGGCGCAAAAAGATCAAAAAGCGCGATGATGTTTGTCAAGGGTGTGGAAGCACAGAACATTTAGAAGCACACCATATTAGCCATTGGTCAGATGATCCCGTGAATCAAATAAACCCAAATAACGGTATTTTACTTTGCAATAAGTGCCATGCTAAAGCTCACCCGGAATTGAGCGAAGAATTTTTTAATACATAAACCTAGTCAAAAAAGATCAAGATTGGAGGTGTTTTCCTAAGTGGCTACAAAATATGAAAAAGTTATATCTCTTATGGTTCGTACAAATATGAGCCAAAGAGAGATTGCGCAAGAACTTGACATGGCGGAGGAAACCATCTCTAGATACAAGAAGCGTAAAGATTTTAGAGACAGAACGTTTGAAGTAGAGCGTGAATTTTTAGGTGAGATATCTAGCGAAGGAGTTCGGACGATGCGCCAATTGTTAGCTGCTAAAAGCGAGTTGGTTCGATTTAATGCAGCAAAGGATATCTTAGACAGGACTGGACATTTACCTGTTACTAAATCCGAGGTCCAAGTCACAGAACCACCAACTTTTGAAGATGATATATCATGAAGCTAAGTGAACTGTTTTCAAAGGCATTTCATCCGTTGTGGCAAGCACTGTTAGACCCTAACATCTTGCATGTGGTTGAAAAGGGCGGTCGTGGCTCTGGGAAGTCCTCAGACATCGCTCACGGCATTGTACAGCTAATCATGCGTTATCCAGTCAATGCGGTAGCTATACGGCGTATAGGCGACAATCTGGAGCTTTCTGTGTACGAACAAATTAAATGGGCAATCGACCAGCAGGAGGTCAATCAATACTTTAAGATCACGAAAAACCCTTTGCGTGTGACTTATGTTCCGCGCGGCAATTACATCGCCTTTCTAGGGACACAGAACCCAGCACGGATTAAGTCTTTAAAAGACAGCAAGCATCCATTTGCGATTGCTTGGATAGAAGAACTTGCGGAGTTTAAACAAGAAGAAGATGTAACGACCATTACCAACTCACTGCTACGTGGGGAGTTAGGTGAGGGTCTTTTTTATAAGTTTATTTATAGTTATAACCCGCCGAAGCGTAAACAGTCGTGGGTTAACGCGAAATACGAAACAACCTTGCAACCTAAAAATACAGCAGTGCATCACACGACTTACTTAGATAATCCGTACATTTCACAAGCCTTTATTGATGAGGCTGAAACGACGAGAGAACGCAATGAACGTCGTTATGAATGGGAGTATTTAGGTAAGGCAATCGGTTCGGGCGTCGTACCTTTTGATAATTTACACGTTGAATCTGGTTGCATCACAGATGACATGATGGCCAACTTTGACAACATAAGAAACGGGAATGACTTTGGTTATGCCACAGACCCGAACGCTTTTGTACGTTGGCACTATGATAAGAAAAAGAATGGCATTTATGCCCTTGATGAAATATACGAAGTGAAGCTTAGTAACCGCAAGCTTGCCGAACGATTGCAGGCAAAAGGCTATCAAAGCGATGAGATCTTTGCAGATTCTGCAGAGCCTAAGAGCATCGCAGAACTTAAAGACGAACATGGCATCTTGCGCATAAAAGGTGTGAAGAAAGGTCCGGACTCTGTGGAGTTTGGGGAACGTTGGCTGGACGATTTGGACTTTATCTGTATCGATCCACTACGGACGCCTCACATCGCACAGGAGTTTGAAAACATTGACTACCAAACAGATAAAGACGGCAACCCGAAGCCACGGCTAGAGGATGCCAACAATCACACGATTGACGCAACAAGATATGCATTAAGTCAAGACATGACTAAAGGACAAAAGGTTGGATCAATTAATATATCCAATCTTGGATTTAGATAGGAGTGAAACAATGCTGACATTTGAAGAAGCACGACAGCTTTATGAGAGCCATTTGCAGAATCGCAAGCCTAGATTAAAAAAACTCATGGATTATTATAATGGCAAACACGACATTTTAGACAAACCAAACAGGCAAGGGAAAAACGATGCGAGAGTCGTTCATAATTATCCGCGTTATATCTCTACGATTACGACAGGTTATACAGGAAACGTCAATTACTCAGGTTTAGAAGAGAATGAAGCGCTGAAAGATATCTTTACTTATAATAATGAGTCTTCTGTCGATAGTGATTTACTACTATACGCATCAATCTTTGGTGAAGCTTATGAATTGCAATGGCTCAACGAAGATGGCAAATATTGCTTTGAAGCGATTGACCCAATGGCTGTCATGGTCATTACAGACGGTCGTTTAAGAGAAACAGTGACAGATGCTATTATCTTTGATGTAGATGACACACTAGGCAATGAGAAAAGAGTACGATTATACTGCTACGACGATACACATCGCAAGATCTATTCTTATACTGAAAACGCTCCCGCTTATGAAGACAAGGACGACGACGCTGCTATGGCTTCTTTTGAAGTCGAAGAGGAAGCACCTCACTTGATGGGTCATTGCCCTATTGTACAAGTCAAAAACAACCGCTGGAATACAGGAGACTTCGAACCAGTTGTTTCTGAAGTGGATGCTTATAATCTTAGTGTTTCCAACAGCGTAAATGATTTAAACGACAATACCGACGCTATGATGATCTTTAAAAACTTAGATGCAACAACTGCCGAAGACGTGGAAGAAGCCAAACGAATGGGCGGTTTTAAAGTCTCTGATAACGGAGATGTAAAATGGCTCATCAAAGAAGTTAACGATGGCTATTCGGAACATATTAAAGATCGATTGAAAAATGATATCCATAAGTTTTCTTTTGTCCCTGATATGTCTGATGAACAGTTTGCGTCTAACTCTTCTGGTGTAGCTATAAGATACAAGCTGTTAGCTTTAGAACAGTTCAGGCTGGAAAAGATTAAGTGGATGCGTAAAGCGATCCTTACACGTCTATATATTATCTCAGACTATCTAGCTACCAAAGGACAAGCATTTGACCCACTAGATATTGGGATTACTTTTAAAGCTAACCTACCGCAAAATAGTTCGGAGATTGCAGAATTTGTTACCAAACTCACGGGTATCACATCGCAAGCGACTCAACTTACACAACTAGGCGAAGATATTGTGCCAGACGTCCAAGACGAAATGGAAAAGATCCAAGAAGAAAAGGAACAAGCAATGAACAATAGCTTTATTCCTGCACCATCTGAAAACGCCGATGAGGAGGATGAAGCCAATGGCGAACCACCTCAAGGCAGCAGCGCAAGCGAAGAAGAATAAAAAATACTGGCAAAAGCGACTGCAAGATCCACTCTTTAAAGCTTACAATGAAAATGAAAAGGCAACGAGAGCTTGGCTCGAATTTTACGAAGACGCCAAGAAAGATATTGATGCGGAACTCATGGACGTGTATAAGCGGATCGGGAAAGATGATCCGAAAATATCCGATTTCTATCGCAGCAATCATTTAGAAAAGATAGAAAAACAGATCGAAAAATCTCTTGTAGCTATTGGGAACAAGGAAGATACTTACCTCAAAGGCAAAATTAAAGACGGTGTGAAGCTGGGAAGTAAGACTGTTTCTGATGCGCTGCAAACAAGTATGCTAAACAAACGCGCTATTGACCAATTGATTAAGCAGCCATGGCAAGATGGTGATTTTAGTAGTCGTGTGTGGGATAATAAAGCCCAGCTCATTGCTAGCATGAAGTCAGAACTTACAGCAGGTATTGTAAAGGGCGATGGTATCTATAAGGTGGCTGATCGGTTAGACAAACGGTTGGATGTGGGTAAGAGCCAAACACAACGTTTAGCACGCACAGAATATATGCATGCTTTGAATGCTGGACGGCTAGAAACTTATCAAGAAAATGGATATGATAAACTTGAATGGGTTGCTTCCGAAGACGGTAAAGGCTGCGATATTTGCCACCTAAGAAACGGAAAACAGTACAAGATTGATGATGTGCCTGTGTTGCCTGCCCATCCGAATTGTCGTTGTACGATGATTCCTGTCATTACAGATGAGATGGTTGAAGAGCAAGCGAAAGAGTTAGAAGAAGCACAACCTGAAGAATCAGCTTCAGAGTGGTTTAATGAAGCTAAGGAACAGATTGAAAAAACAAATATGTCTGATGCCGTCGGAGAAGAAAACTTTAATAAATTTATTAACGGATTAAGCGAAATTGAAAATGACGATTTAGGACAATTGTTTGCAAAGTATTCTGATCAGCTAGACTTTTTTAAAGTAACAGACAAAGGAAGAGGTTTTGCAAGAAGGAATAAGGTTCAACTGGCTCAAAGTTCTTTCGACGGCGATGATAGAGGACGCCAACCTTTAGAAGTGGCATTCCATGAAATCGGACACGCTTTTGATAGTATAGGACTAAAAGCACGTACAGGAGAAGATAAAATAGTAGCGGGCACGGTTAAGAAAAAGAGCCGTAGAGGAACAGTTGAGGTAAATCAATATGTTGATCACATGTCTGGTATGCCTGAATATGATTTGAAGAACAAAATTGATAATGATCTTTGGAAATATGTAAATGGAGACCTTCCTACTAAAGAAAGCTTAGGTAAAAAACCGAGAAAGAAAGCTGAAAAACAAGCTTGGGAAGATGAAAGCTTTCGTATTTATATGGAGAGTAAAGAAAATTTCTCTCAATTTGCTAAAAATATGAAACAGTTAAAAGAAGATGAAGGTGCGACTTTAAGAGAGTTGTCCGACATTGTAGAGTCTACAGGATATTTACCTCCTGGTAGTATTGGAGCTGGACATGGTTCAAAATATTGGAAAGACATAGGAAAACCAGAAACCGAGTTTTTTGCCCATATGACAGAAACATATGCTGTTAATAGAAACGAATTTGATCGTTTAGAAAAGATTTTTCCTGAAGCTACTAGAACTTGGAAACAAATGATTCAGGACATGCTGAAAGGATGATGATATGTTTACTTGGGAAGACGGTGCAAAAGAAATTATAGAGAAAAGTATGCAACAATATGAAGAAGAGTTGGAAGACGAATTTCCACTGTTTGCTTATATTAAAACCACCGAAAACGATGAGTATGATTTTTCTTTGAAAGGTGCATTACGACTGCAAGAATTAATCAATGATTTGATAGAAAAGGAAGAGTTTGCAGAGAAACCACCAGACTACGACGAAAGAATATATTAAAGCACTTAGCTGCATAAAACAGTTAAGTGCTATTTTTGTACCTAAAATTAATTGAAAGGAGGCGTTGAATGGACTTTGTAGAAATGAAACGCAAAAAAGAACGTGGCGTTAGCAACGAAGAGTTTATGGACCAGGCCAAAGATTATTTCAAAGATGCTGATTGTATTGTAACTGTGGGTATAAATAGTGAAGGTTTAATCGAAACTCTCTATACTCACTCAACGGATCTACAAGCAATCGGAATGATGGAAATAGCCAAAGAACAACTAATTGATGAAATGGAAGTCTAGCAAACACTAGGCTTTTTATTATGTCCAAGCATTTACGACGTAAAACTGTATGGGAACGAGCAAGCATTTATCCTCGTAAAACTGCATGGGAAAGGAATGATAACTATGAAAAAGAAAAATCTATTACCAATGAACTTGCAATACTTTGCTGAAGGCGATCCAGCACCTACCGAACCAAAAGGAAGTGAACCGCAAGATCCACCTAAAGATCCGAAAGATGGAAAGGATCCAGAACCAAAGGATCCGCCACAAGATCCGGAAAAGAGATATAGCGATAAAGATGTGGACGACATCATCAATAAGAAGTTTAAGAAGTGGCAAGAAGAATCTGAAGAGAAGCTGCGTCAATCGCAGTTAACCGCTGAAGAAAAGGAAAAAGAGCGTATCAAGAAGCTTGAGAAGTTAGAACATGATGTTGCTACACGTGACGCAAAAGATTCTGCACGTAAAGCATTAAATGACGCGAAGCTACCAGCTGACTTTGCGGATTTTGTCTTTGACACACAAGAAGATGTGGCAAAAGAAAATATGGATAAATTCACTAAGCTATTGGCTTCTTATCGTGAAAGTGTCGTGAACGAAGTGATGCGTGATAAGACACCACCGAAACCCAAACCAGGTAATGGCAAAGAACCAAAAGACATCACGAAAATGTCTTATCAAGAGTTAGCACAACTTAAGAAAGATGATCCAGAAGAATTTAAAAAACTAACACAATAGAAAGAGGTAATAAAAAATGGCAGAAAACGATGTAACAAAATTAGAAAACTTAGTCGATCCAGAAGTTATGGCGCCAATGATTAGCGCACAATTACCCAAAGCAATCAAATTTTCAGCGATTGCGCCTTTGGATACAACTTTGGAAGGTCAACCGGGGTCAACTATCACAGTACCAAAATACAAATATATTGGCGATGCAGAAGATGTAGCGGAAGGCGATGCAATTGACTACGCTAAACTAGCTACAGATGATGATCAATACACCATCAAAAAGGCTGGTAAAGGCGTTAAGATTACGGATGAATCTGCTTTATCTGGTTATGGTGACCCTGAAGGCGAATCTCAAAAACAAATTCGCATGTCAATCTCTTCTAAAATTGATAACGATATTTTAGCGGCTGCTTTAGAAGCACCACTAGAAGTGAAAGCTGATGTTGATTTAGACTTGATCGACCAATTGGAAGATACATTTACAGATGCACCTGATGCATTTGAGGACGCAAGCACAGACGCAAACGGCATTTTGTTCTTATCTTACAAAGACGCAGCAAAAATGCGTAAAGCTGCGGCAGATAACTGGACTCGTGCTTCCCAACTTGGAGATAACATTTTAATCTCTGGAACGTTCGGCGAAGTATTGGGCTGGCAAATTGTTCGTACGAAAAAATTATCTGAAGGACAAGGCATTGCAGTTAAACCAGGCGCATTGAAAACATTCGTCAAACGTGGTTTGCAAGCAGAACGTGACCGCGACATTGATCACAAAATTACGAAATTCAATGCAGATCAACACTACGCTGTTGCTTTAGTCGATGAATCTCTTATCGTAAAAATTTCCAATCAAGCTAATGGTGGCTCGGGGGAGTAACGGCCGTCTATGATGACGGCGTCACCTTCGATGGCAAAGCAATCTATAAATAGAAAGGATGATAAGAGATGGCAGTAACAAGCAAAAAAGTTACAACAGGCGATGAAATGAAAGCAGCAGATCATAACACGCTGGTTGACGATGTAACGGCTTTGGATGAAGGTTTGGGACAAAAAGCGGACACGAGCGATGTAAATGGTAAGGCAGATAAGACCTATGTTGATACGGAGCTAAGCAAAAAGGCAAATTCTTCATCGCTTTCTGGTAAGGCAAACACGTCTGATCTTAATAAGAAGGCAGATCAATCAGATCTGGAGGCTCTGGAAGCGCGTATTGCTGCTTTGGAAACTTCTGAAGAAGGTTAGGTGATACCTTATGGCAAGAACAATCCTAGATCGTGTAAAGACACGTACTGAAGGTATGGATATCTCGGAGGATCTACTTGAGGATTTAATCGAGGAAGGAACAGAAGAAGTTCTTTCGCGGACTAATCAAGAGGAAATGAATAAACCCTTAGAACACGTTGTCGTTGGTTGTGTTCTGTTACGTATCAATCAACTAGGGGTCGAAGGGGTAAAGTCAGAAAGTTACTCGGGCGTTTCCACATCTTATTTCTCCCATTTACCTAACCATCTACAAACGATTATCAATCGTAATAGTAGACCCGGGAAGTGGAAGAAATGAACCCAAGACGGAAACAACAAAAAGTAACCTTGCTTAAAAAGGAAACAACGGAATCTCCATCTGGAGCAATCAAAGAGGATTGGGTAAAGCAAGAACAACCAATCTCGGTTAGTCTTTATGACCAAAGCGCCCAAAATCAGCTCATATTGGGTCCTTCTGGCGCTCGTGTGAAGCAGTACGATTATTTGGGTCTGACGTCAACTAAAACACTCACAGCGGACAAATACAGGATTTCAGATGGCGCAAAAACTTATAGATTAAAAGGTGTAAACAATGAAGGCCGGTTAGCTCAGCTGTTTTTGGTGGTGCTAGAAAATGGCGAATGAAAGAGAATTCGAAAAATCGGTTGATGATGCAGTAAAAGAATATGAAAAACGATTCCGTAAGAATATGCAAACTGCTGCAGACCTAGTAGCTAACAAGGCAAAACAAAATGTTGGCGTACAAACGGGTGCTTTAAGAGCAGACATAAAAACCGAAGTCTTTGAGAAAAACGGCGAAGTCGTGGGGCGTGTAGGAAATACACTCGAGTACGCGATTTATCATCATCAAGGCACAGGAATTTACGCTTCAGAAGGAAATGGACGGAAAGATGTCCCTTGGGTCTATAAAGATCCAAAATCGGGAAATTTTTATAAAACCAGTGGGACAAAAGCCAATCCCTATCTAAGAGATGCAGTGGAATCTGAGCGAACTAAGGTAGAAAAATTGCTAGGAGGTGGATAGATGATTAAAGGCAGTGAAATAAAAAAATACATTAAAGCTAACGTGCCGGTTAACGTCTATCCAGCCTTTACTACAGACGTTAAAAATACTTCTGTGGTTTACACAATTAGTACCCCACAGGGCGGACACGTCACATCTGATAACGTCGAATTGCGTGTTATCGGAAAAGATTATGACGAAGTCGAGGACATCAAACAGCAACTAATTGATCTATTTAGTACCGAAAAAAATGGAAAAGCCGTCGTCTTAGACCGAGTTGCTTTTACAGGCACTTTATCAGGCGGCGGTTTTATTTATCACGATGATTTAGAGATGTGGGATATCACATCGATATTTATTTTAAAAACAAAGGAGAGAAATACTCATGGCAGATAAAGAAAAGAAAGAGATTGTTTTAGGCGATGGCGAGCTTTACATGTATGAATTCCCTGGAGGAAACAATATTCCAGACGATGACGAAATTGAAACAGAAGAAAACAATGTTGGGAATACTTCTGGCGGAACAAGTATTTCGTATGAACCAGAGCCTTATGAGGTTAAAAATCAATATGGTAAAACAGTGAAACGGGTTGTGACTTCTGAGGCAGTTACCTTTACATCTGGCTTACTCGATTGGGACTTAGAAAAAATTAAATTGTTAACGACTGCTAAAACTGATGAAGACCAAGAAAAAGGCACACGAACACTCACTTTTGGCGGAAACAATCCAATGAAAAATGTGTTAATTCGCTTTGTCCACACGAAAGACAGCGGCAAGAAAATACGTTTTACAATGATCGGTTCTTCAGGAAATGGTTTTGAAATGGAATTTAATCCAGAAGAAGAAACCGTTGTAGATGCAGAATTTACAGCTATTGAAGTTGTGAAAAACTTCTTAGCGTCTATCGAAGAAGAAATCGAACCTGCTTCAGATGGTGGAAATTCGGGGGAGCAATAGCCGCTTATAATAGCGGCGCCTCATACAATGACGAAATCAACTATAAATAAACAAAAAGGGGATTAATATAAATGTTAGATTTACAAGCTATAGAAAGCCAAGAAATTAAAATTAAATGGGTAGATGGGGATTTGGTAAGTGTGAATGAACCAACTTTCGCGATGTTTAAAAAAATGTCCAATGTTGATCAAGCTGATGATGAAGGGATCGGTAAAGTTCTAGTCGAAATGCTAAACAACAACACCTCCTCAAAAAAATTCAAGCTGTCCGATCTAGATCCATTGACTACTGGACAAATTACTGCCCTGATCAAAAAGCTCACTGGGCAAAAAGAAGCAGCTGATCAAAACCCAAACTAAAAATCCCCGTGCCAGAAGGTAAAGCGGGGGAAGCACTCAAGAAAAAATATTTTAAGGTAGAAGAGTGGCAAAAACAAGTCAATACGGATCAAACATCCACACTTAAAGCAATGTCTGACTATACGGGCATTGCTTTTTCTGATTTAGAACATTTACCTTATAGCGTTTATTTGCTCTATCGCCATGATGCTTGGGTAGCGAATATGACGCAATCAGAAGAAGGACAGAAATTTATTAAAGCTTGTCTGCGATTGCGAAAGAAAGATGCAGACGTCAAAGCAGTTCGTGAATTCAACAAAGAAAGGGGGCGGTAGATGTGGACTTTACAGGAGGCGGTTTAGAACTAGCACCACTAACAGTGGATATTCGAGGAAATAATTCGGGTTTTAAAAGCGCTATGGCTGAAACAAAAGCTTTGGGTTCAAAGACCAGCCGTGGCATAGAGAATGACTTTAAAAACTCCTCTGGTGGCATAGGAAAAGCTTTTTCATCCATTGGCGGAGCTGTCCAAGCCGCCGGAAAGAAAGTTTCTGGTTTTGGCTCGGGTATCCAAAATGTTGGTAAGAGTGCGCAAAGGGTCGGCTCAGATTTAACCTCACACATTACCAAACCTTTACTAGGTATTGGCGGTGCTCTTGCGGGTGTTACTGCGTTTCAGGGCTTTAACCGTATTATGGAAACTGACACAGCTAAAGCTAAGCTAAAAGGACTAGGCTATAGCACACAAGAAGTTGGTGAAATATCTGACGATGTGACAGAAGCTATTGAGGGTGGAATGACCACCGTTGCTGAAGGTACAGACATAGCTGCAGGTGCTATGGCAGCAGGCGTTGAACAAGGTGACGAACTACAAAAATACATTCAGCTTGTAGGGGATGCCGCTGTCGGTTCAGGTCGTGATGTTGGGGAAATGGCTACGATCTTTAACCGTGTCGAAGGACAAGGAAAGCTCATGACGGAAGAACTCAACATGATCGAAGATGGAATGCCTGGCTTTTCTAACGCTATGGCTGAACATTTAGGCGTTTCTATGGAAGCTTTCCGAGAAATGGTTACCAATGGCGAAGTATCCGCAGAGGAATTCAAAGAAGTTATGGAAGATTTTGCCGGCGGCATGGCCGAAGAATACGCGAAATCTTTTCAAGGTATGGCAAAAAATGCTAAAAACTATATTGGGCAAATTGGTGAAGCTTTTCTAAATGGTGGAGAAGACACACAAGGGTTTTTCGATCAACTGAAACCAATGATGGAAGATTTAAACAATTGGTTGCAAGATCTTATACCTAAAGCCGAGGATTTTGGTCGTAAATTTGGCGAGGCTTTTGCTAACATGGTTGATAAAATCAAAGGTGTAAAACAGTGGTATGACAGCTTAAGCGAGGCACAACAACAACTAACGCTTAAAGTTGCTGGATTCGGAACTGCCGCACTTGCCTTTTTAGGACCCGTAATAACTATTGCAGGAAAACTCTTAGTACCTTTTGGCGGACTGATTAAGGTAATAGGGTCTGCTATTACATGGGTTGGTAGTTTAGCCACCTCTTTCGGTGCTTTACTTGGTCCAATCGGGATGGCTATCGGCGTAGTCACAGCGATAGGACTTGCTTTTGGTGCCGCTAAAAGTGATGGCGATTTATTAAAAAGCGCTTTTGACGGTTTGAAGAATGGTGCGAAAGGTATTGTAGAGTGGTTTGGACAGTTAGTTGACGTCACACGTGAGTGGGCCGAAGGGCTTAATTTCGAACCGATAACAAACTCATTTAAGAGACTTTCAGAGTCATTAAAACCTTTTACACAGAATATCTTTGATGGTCTTGCGTGGGCATATGAAAATGTACTACTTCCCTTATCTGGCTTTGTCATTGAAGATGCCTTACCAGCATTTTTTGATGCACTAGGTGGAGCGATTGATTTTGTTAATGGTGTTGTTGAGGGATTAAAACCCGCATGGGATTTTCTATGGAATGAAGTCCTTGTTCCATTAGGCGATTGGGCAGCAGGAGCTGCGGTTACTACGCTAGAAGGTGTTGGTAATGCCTTGTCAGGAATTGGCAATTTTATTGCAGAGCATCAAGAAGGATTCGAAACTTTTGTGGTTACTTTTGGCACTTTTGCTGCATCATTAAAGATTATTTCTGCAGTCTCTACTGCCGTTACAGTTATAAATGGAGTAGTAGGGGCCATATCCGCAATGGGCGGGCTTACAGGCATACTTAGTGCTGTAGCTGGTGGTATAGGTACCATTATAACTTTCCTTGGTGGTCCTTGGGCTTTAGCAATTGCAGGAGCAGTTACTGCAGGTGTATTACTTTGGCAAAACTGGGATACGATTAAACAATATGCTGGGCCTCTGATAGGGGCTGTGAAAGGCATTTTTGGTGTTTTAGTTGGTCCACTAGTTGCGGGGATAAATACAGCTATTACAGTAGGAAAATGGCTCTATGGAAACTGGGATACGATCAGACAAAAAGCAAGCAACATGGTAGGTGGAATAAAACAAAAATGGGGAGAATTCAAAGAAAATACTTCTACCAGATGGTCGGAAATAAAAGAGGATACAAAAGCAAAGTGGTCATCTGTGAGTCAGTCCATTCGTGAGAAAGCTTCGAGCGCTGTTGCATCTGCAAAAAGTAAATGGTCTAATTTGAAAGCTAATACATCCAGCAGATGGTCGGAAATCAAAGCTGATACCTCTTCGAAGTGGTCGAGTATAAATCAAACTATTCGTGGAAAGACTGCTGGTGCTGTTGCGTCCGCCAAAAGTAAGTGGTCAAAACTCAAAGCAGATACATCTAGTAAATGGTCTGATATAAAAGCTAATACATCTAGCAATTGGAATACTATCAAAAGGAAAATTGGATCGGCAGCAAAATCAGGGAAAGATTCGGCAATCGGTCATTGGAACACGTTAAAGAAAAATACTAGTGATACTTTTAATACCGTTGTAGATTGGGCTAAAAATTTACCCAGTCGCATAGGCAACGGTATCAAAAAAGGAAAAAAATGGATCGTCAATGCGTTTAAAAATATCTTTGAAGGTGCCGTAAAAATTGTAAAAGTTCCCGTTAACGCCATTATCAGCGGTGCTTCATGGATACTCGAAAAGTTCGGCGCTGATAAATTGGACTCTTGGGAACCTAAATTAAACTATAAGCAAGGAACCGCAAATAAAGGACACCCCGGCGGTAGCGCAATGGTAAACGATGGTCGTGGTGCTGAAGCAGTTATACCACCTAGTGGAAATGCGTTTATTCCACAGGGTCGAAATGTCGTCTTCCCTGATATGCCAAAAGGAACGCACGTAATGAATGCGCAAGACACAGCAAATACTTTTGGTAATGGAAAGCCGAAATATCGTTATGCATTTGGTACTGGATTTATGGATAAAGCAAAAGATCTTGGTGGCAAAGCGATTAGTGGTGCGAAGAATCTTGCAAAATCTGCCATGGATAAGATTGGCGATGTGTGGGACTATATTTCTCATCCTAGCAAGTTAGTTGATAAAGTCATTAGTCATTTTGTGAGTTACGATGGCATGAGCGACTTGCCACTAGACTATGGTAAGGCTTTTGTAAGTAAAGCTAAAGATAAGATGTTTGACTGGGTAAAAGGTTTGTTTGACGAATATGGCAGCATGGGCGAATTTGATGGAAAAATGGGCAAGTCTGGTAAATGGAAAGTTTATGACTATCTGTGGGACGTCGCTCAAAAAGTTCTGAAGAAATTCCCTGGTATGACAGGTGTCACATCGGGCTACCGCCCAGGCGACCCAAATCATCATGGGAAACATCAAGCAATTGATATAGCCTATCCAGCTTCCATGAACGGTTCTCCAAAATACACCGAGGCGGGGAACTGGGCGTTTAAGAACTTCCCTAATCAACTAGCTTACGTTATAGCAAATAATAAAATAAAAGATCGTGTAGGTTCAGGCGGACAAGGTGTTACAAATTCTTGGAAAAATTGGCCGTCCGGAGGCCATTTAAATCACATGCACCTTTCCGGTAAATATGGTCCGGGCGACGTTGGCAAAGGCGGAGATGGTTTTGCTGGTGGGTCTGGTGTTGGACGTTGGAAAAATACAGCGATTAAGGCATTAAAAATGACGGGTCAATACAGTGCAGGAAACTTGAAACTGTTGATGAATCAAATGCGTTCTGAATCTAACGGAAACCCTAAGGCAATAAATAATTGGGACTCCAATGCTAAACGCGGTACGCCTTCCAAAGGATTGATGCAAGTTATTGATCCAACTTTCCAATCTAATAAATACCCTGGACATGGGAATATCTGGAATCCTTTGGATAACATGCTTGCCGCAATTAGATACACGTTGCGCAACTACAGCGGGTCTTTAGCAAAGGGCTGGCGTAGCGTAGGTTATGCTAACGGTGGCTTTGTCACAAGTAAAACTTACTTTGCTGGCGAACGTGGTCCTGAAGCGATCTTGCCACTTGATGACAAAGAACGATCTGAAGAAGTGATTGCTCAATCGCTGAAATACATGAACATGAAAATGCCGGAACCTGCGCCATTTGATGGCTATAATGCTTCTTTAAATAAGACGCAGAAGACCATTCATGCTGACGGCAGTCAATATTCTGGTAGTAGTCAATCAGGTGGCGGTAACAATGTTGCCATGCAGCAGTTGGAAGCTATGCAGACACAAATTGACTTACTTACAAAAATTCTGACAAGTAGCCAAAATATTGAACAACAACCCAAAGGTGTTACTGAACGTAGCATGAGCCAAGCACAGGGGAAATATTTGAAAAAGGAAGTCCATAATTTTGGGGGTGTATATTAATTTTGAAGGAAGAAGTTAAATTATTTAACAACAATTTTAGCTATACACTAACCGATATCAAAGGCTTGATATTGATAGATTTTGAAAACGAACAAGTAGATATGAAGGTAGATACCCAGGAAAACGAAAGTTCAGATGGAACACTTTTAGGGCCGACAACGTTCGGCCCTTTTAATTTAACTCTAAATTTTTATTTTGAGGGAGCGGACGCATTAGATTTAAAATTAATGAAACAAAAAATTCGTCCGTTGTTATTTAGTCGCGATCCTTACTTTATTTGGTGTTCGGAAGATCCAGAAAGAAAATATGCTGTTTACTGCGATGACTTAGATATCGAAAATATAAACCCGGCTTTTGCCGTGTTTAAAGCTACTTTTGTTGCATATAAAGGACATGCAGAATCTGTAAAAAGCACAAAAAATGTAGATTTTATGTTGGAAGATGTTAAAAAAATTCAAGCGCCAAGCCTGGAGGATTATCAATACACATTTACGCATAGCAAATTTGTCATTTATAATGCTGGAGATTTAAAAGTAGATCCCCGAGAACATTACTTACGAGTAAAAATCGAAGGTGTTTCGGATGGTGAGATCACTATAAATAATAAGACAACGAAAGATAGATTTGTATATAAGCCAGAATTAAATAGTAGAACAGGAGACTGGATAGAAATAGATGGTGTATATCCTAAAAGAAATGGCGTAAATTGCGGGATAGATACAAATCATCAGCTAATAAGTTTAGCTCCAGGAGAAAACGAAATTGAAATTCAAAATATTACTCAAATAAAAACTTCTTGGGATTTCAACTTTTTATATAGGTAGGTGATCCAATGGATATTGTAGTAAGAAATTATGAAGGTAACGCAGAAGAGATTTTATCTGATGTGGATAAAGGTTCCTTTAGTAGGAAAATCGAAGAAAATCAAACTTATGAATTGAATTTTGACGTTACACAAACAACGCGAAATAAAACTGCTTTTAATATCGTACAGCACGAAAGCTCGATTTTTTTTGATGGTCAAGAGTACGTCATTAAACAGATGTCGTCAGAAGCTAAAGGAGAGAATATAACAAAAAAAGTCACCGCTACTCATATTTACTTTACAGTTCAAGATGGTCGTCAATATGATGTTATTGATGGTAAAAGATCTATCAACCAGTTGCTCACACATGTTTTTAAACCTGATAAACGTGGTTTTTCTTGGGAGGTTGTCGATCCAAAAGATAAATTTCTGACTGTTGAACAAGAAAATTTTGGGAACGCAAATTATCTGAAGCTATTACAAGAAATCATTGATGATTACGACGTAACCATGCTTGTAGATAATAAGCATTTATTTTTTTTCCCACGTGGTGATTATGGGGAAAAAATCGAAGAACCTATCCGGTATAAGTACAATACGGATAGCGTAAAATTTGATATTGATACTTTAAATTTAAAAACCCAAATTAAGGGTTTTCCAAAAAAAGATGAAGAAGATAACAAAAAATATGTATTCGATCCTATCACCTATACTTCTCCAAAAGCAGAAAAGTGGGGTATACGCATTCAATCCCCCGTCGAAGATGATCGATATACGATCAAAAAGAACTTAGAATCACGTCTCAAAAAAGAACTAAACGACACACCGGACATATCCGGAAGTGTTTCTTTAAAATTTAAAACGGATATCAAAATTTTTGACTGGGTCCCATTTATTTACGAACCGCTCAATATAAATACTTATATTCAAATTGTTGGAATCACAGACTACCCACTTTTGCCTAATAAGCTGCCAGAAATCACTTTGTCTAATACAAAAAAGACTATAACAAGCATTCTAGCAAATCTAGCTAAGAAAGGAGTGTTGTGAATTGGGAACACTCAAAAAAATTACAAATAGAATTTACAGCGAATGGAAAAATGCATTTAACCATAATGTTGAACAACTTGAAAGAGCACAAGAAGAAAACCAAACCAGGCACAAAGCCACAAATAAACGCATTGATAATTTAGTTTTAGGTTCTGGCGGTGATAGTCCAAATGAAGTCGTAGATGCTAGAAGCAACGCAAGAGGTGATATTTACGACACGTTAAAAGAACGGATTGATGCGGGCGAGAAGTTGACAGACGAGGAACTCAAAGATGTTAACGAACTGCTGACAAATCAAAAAGGCGAGATAGGACAATTAAACAGCATCATCCAAGAGCTATACAGCGGCAGCGGCTCGAATGTGGATATCTTTGTTTCGGCGGAAAAGGGCGATGATAGTACGGCTACAGGTGCGGAAGAAAAGCCTTTTAAAACGATTCAAGGGGCAGTCAATGGTATTCCATTTATTTCCTCCTCTCATTACTACATTTACATCGAGCCAGGTGTGTATTTGGAAGACGTAAGATTGCAAAGTATCACGGCGAATCGAATCGATATCAGAGGCATAAACAGTGATGTCGTGGATGCTATCAATCAAGATACGGGCGTGTTCGTGCGGTCGTTTAAAATACGAAATTGTAAAGCTCCCGTTTTTGTCAAGGGTTTTACACAAACAGATCCACAAAACAGCAACGGTTACTTTGCGTTTTTTTCTGGTTGTCAATATGTGCATATTAGTAATTGCAGACTCTTACAAAACACCAAAAATATGGATGAAAGCGGCTTTGACTTAGGTACTTATCGTGGTATTTCTATCGAGTATGGCACAGGAACAGTCGAACAAGTGATTACAAATAATCAAGCACGTGCCTATGTTGCCAATTACGGTGCTATTTTACGTATTTCTGGCGATGTCAGAGGGCGAGATAACCTTTTAGTGTATAACGCTTATGGATCTATCATTTTTGCAGGTGCGCAAACAGCAGTACGGGGCGATACGGTAAAAAATACAACTTATGCAGGGCAGGTGTTTGGCGTATGACAAATAAACTATATAAGGATATTGTGCTTGAAGTAGATATTGACGCTAAAAAAGGTTCTAAAAATCAAGGAAAAGAAACAAAAGCAACCTTTTATAGCTACGACATTAATAGCGGAATAGTCAAAATGAATATAAAAAAAGACGGACAACCTTTAATGCTACCCAATGGAAGCGAAGTTTTAATTAATGTAGTTAAACTTGGCCTACCTCAACAAAAATTAGTTTTTAGGGGCGATGTAATTGATGGGACTTCAGGCATTGTCCGTTGGGAAATTCCCGAACAGTTAAAAGGCTACAAAGGACAGATACGCGCTGGCGTTTTTATCAATTTGCCTAACGGTCAACGTCTTCACGGTGGATATTTTAAATTTAACATGGGTATATCGGAAATCGACACAAATCTAGAAGAATTTGAAGAAGACTACTGGCAAGGATGGGACGAATTCCAAAAAGAATCAGAAGCCGAATGGTCAGACTGGAAAGCTATTCGTGATGATACTTGGAAAAAACAAGAAGAAGATTATGACGAA